TATTATCTCTATTTAACATAGTTGAAAGCTTCCTTAAGAGCTTCGACCAACTCTTCCATCATACCATTGGTGTGAAGTGGTGTCGGTGTAATTCTAAGCCGCTCTGTACCCACAGCGACTGTTGGATAATTAATTGGTTGAATATAAATTCCATGTACATTTAGTAACCTATCTGATATTTCTTTACATCGCTTAGCATCCCTTACCATTATCGGTAATATGTGAGTGCAAGCGGATTCGTGTATATCGAGCCCTGCTTCCTTTATCATTGCTGTAAGTGATGCTGCTCGCTCTTGGTGTTTTTGTCTGAGTTCGTCGTGGCTACGAAGATATCGTATTGACGCGATGTTTCCGGCACATACAACAGGTGACGTGCTTGTGGTGAAGATGAAGCCGGATGCGATTGATCGAATAGCATCAATAACAATACTATCACCAGCAATATAACCTCCGTGGCCACCAAACGCTTTTCCCAAGGTTCCATTAATAATATCTACCCTCTTTTCTCCTATCTTTTCGCAGTATCCTCCGCCAGTGTCTCCATAAAGTCCTACTGCATGAACCTCATCAATGTAAGTCATAGCGCCGTACTCACCGGCAAGATCACATATTTCTTTTATGGGTGCTACATCACCATCCATACTGTAAACACTCTCAAACACAACACACGGAATCTTGCCTTCAGCTCGTGTTTTTCGTAAAGCTGATTTGAGCTCATCCATATTGTTATGTTCAAATAATATTTTATCTGCACCAGAGTGTTTAATGCCCATGATAATACTAGCATGATTCATGGTATCACTTACAAAGCAAATATTAGGAATGATTTTTGATAAAGCGATGAGAGCCCATTCGTTTGCAACATAGGCTGAGGTGAAAAGTAAAGCAGACTCGGTAGCATGCAATAGTGCTAATTCTTTTTCCAACGTTACATGATAATGTGATGTTCCACCAATGTTACGAGTACCACCACTACCAGCACCAGTTTTGTCAAGAGCTGTTTGCATAGCCGTGATTACATGGTGATTCTGTCCCATGCAAAGATAATCGTTCGAACACCAATTGACTATAGACCGTGGCGAGTATTTACCATACCACGTTGCTTTAGGAAAGGCACCTCGCTCTCTTACAATATCATTGAAGACTCGATACTTGCCTTCAGCTTTGAGTTGATCTACTACGTCTTGAAATTTTTGTTTATTAATCATCAACTTGTTCCCAAATATTATCAGCGGTAAACCTAAAAGCGCCGATACACTCAAATCGATTCCAATTATCAATTATGCTGAGCATGTGTTCATTATTATCTCTATACAAGTAATATATATGCCCAACGCGAGGAACAAAATTATACTTAGCATTGTATACGAGTTGCGTTAACTCAGCCACCCTTTTCAGTTCTTCATATTCCCTATTGAGTTGTGCTAACTTTTCCTCGAAATATCGAGCTGCATTAGTCCCTCGTTCGGAGCGGAATAAGTCAGTGTCCGGCAGGGTGATAGCCGGCGCACTGACATTACTTCCATAGGGTAATAGGCCTGGATTCTCAGGCAGCGTATGCGTCATCCCAGTTACCTGATAGACCTGCTACTTCATATTCTGTCACACGATTTTCAAAGAAGTTAGTGTGATCAGCTCCATTCAAAACCCACTCAAGCCAAGGTAGAGGATTCTCTTTGACTTTAAAGTTTGGTTTCATTCCAAGTTGTAGCAATCTCCTATCGGTAATATAGCGAATGTATTCTTTTACTTCTGAAACTTCAAGTCCTTCGATTGTACCGAGCTCATAAGCCAAATCAATAAACTTATCTTCGAGATCAACGATGTCACTAGACATCTCATAGATTTCTTTCTTAAAATCGTTATCAACAACTCGAGCATGCTCCTTACAAAAAGCTTTGAAGAGTTTTGAGTTACCTTCGACATGCATACTTTCATCTCGTATAGACCACTCAACAACCTTGCCCATACCCTTCATCTTACCAAAACGCTGGAAGTTCAGAAGCATTACGAACGAAGCAAATAGTGCTACGCCCTCGTTGAACACTGATTTAGCTAGGGACAATCCAAGCCCTCTGAGAGTGTTTGTATCTGCTTTACGCATGTACTCGATTTTGTCGGCCATTTCTGAATACTCGAGGAATGCATGATACTCGCTATCTGGAAGGCCGAGTGTTTCATTGAGTAGAGCATAGGCTCGTTGATGGATGCCTTCCCTTGCAGCAAAAGATCCTAGCATGTTACGTATTTCGTTATTCTTAAACTTAGGAATAAACTGATCATAATAGTTTTGGCCAACAGCAACATCACTCTGGGTAAACAATCTCAATATGTTGATAATGTATTCTTTTTCAGTGGCAGTAATCTTACCACCTTTCCAATCAGCAACATCTTCTGACAGGTCAAGTTCGTCTTCGATCCAATGAGCTTTTTCATGTCGAGTAGTAATCTCAACAGCCCAAGGATAATGAAACGGCTTATAGGTTTCTGAGAACTCTAATAACCCACCTTGCTTCTTAACAAGTTTATCTGAAATTGCCATAAGATCATTATAGGTTCCGATATGCTTATCATCAATAAAGATCTGAGGTACTGACCTGACTGCTTTACCGTTTGACATCTTTTGATAAAATGCAAGTCGTTGCTCCTCATTATCAAGGAGAACTTGAGTAAAACCGAAACCATGTTGTGTAAACCAAGCTTTGGCTTTTTCGCAAAATGGGCAATTGCTCTTAGTGTAAATTAATACTTCCATCTTTTGTTTTATCCTTTATAGAATTAACCTTGGCAGGCCACACATTCGTCTTGTTGTGGCTCGCTAGCGTTACTGAAATTTATTGTGTTTGGGTTAATAATGTCGTCTAGTTTTTCACGCTCAACTTTTTGTGATACATTTTCAGCCTTGTTAGACGTTTCTGTACGTAAATAATATAGTCCTTTACAACCTTGTTTCCATGCCTGATAATGAACCTGGTGTAGATCTTTCTTAGTCGCACCGGCTGGGAAGAACACATTAAGTGACTGCCCTTGGCATAGATATTTTTGACGATCACCTGCTAGACGAATAAGTGATAACTGATCAAGTTCAATAGCAGTTTTAAACACTGCTTTGGTCTGATCGTCAAGGAAGTCGAGATGCTGAACAGATCCACCATTTGTAATGATCATGCTCCAGACCTCTTCTGTATTTTTACCAATCTTCTCGAGCTCTTCTTCGAGATATGGATTTTTATTTAGGTGAGAACCCACTCGTGTACGAGAAGTAAATGCATTTGCTTTCCAAGGTTCAATACTTGGAGATGTGTTTACAATCATAGATGAGTTAGCGTTAGGTGCAATAGCAAGCATGTGAGCATTACGACGACCAGTTCCTTCCATATCAGGAGCTTCACCGCGTCGCTTACCCATTTCAAGAGTAGCTTCAACAGCCTTTGCTTTAATGTAAGAGAAGATTGCGTTATTATGTGCAACAGCTTGTGGGCTATCAAAAGGAATACGATTCTTTTGGAAATAAGAATGCATGCCCATAGCGCCAAGACCTAATGAACGTTCTTGTTGAGCTGAGTATCGAGCTCGAGCAATCTCATCACCTGCATTATCAATAAAGAATTGAAGTACGTTATCAAGGAATACTGTTAAGTCTTTAACCATAGGAGTATCTTTCCACTCGTCATAAGCTTCAAGATTTACCGATGATAAACAACAAACCGCAGTACGATCCTCGCTGGTCACAAGGTGAATTTCATTACATAGATTCGATCCCCGAATCTTCATACCTTTTTGCTTTTGAGCGTCAGGCAAAGCAGCATTAGCTGTATCGATAAAGTTGAGGTAAGGCTCACCAGTACGATAACGAGTCTCGAGAATATGTTCCCATAGCCGACGAGCCTGAACAGTTTCACGTACATCGTTACCAGCAGGATCACGTAATTCCCAATCAGCATTCTGCTCAACTGCACGCATGAAGTTATCTGTAATGTTAACAGCATGGTGGAGGTTCAGATTCTTACGATTCACGTCACCAGTAGGAATACGCATGTTAACAAACTCAGTAATATCTGGATGATCAACATCCATATATGCCGCGTACGAACCCTTCCGCGTACGTCCTTGTCGATAAGCAACCATGTCAGCATCGACAGTATGTAGGAATGGCATAGGGCCTGGTGCTTTGTTTGATACAGCACGAATGTCTGACCAATGACCACCGACACCACCACCTTTTACAGACAACCAACGCAATTCTGCTGAGTGGTCGATTAGGCCATCCAATGTATCTGGAACGTAAGTAAGAAAGCAGCTAATGGGTAACGCCTTTACTTGTTCTCCTTTAATAGGAGCATTCGAGAGAACAGGAGAGGCATACATAAACCAACCTTTAGATACGTAATCGTAGATACGCTGTGCAAGTCCTTTATTACCACTACAATAAGCAACTGCTGCTCTAGCAAATGCATGTTGAGGAGACTTTTCATCATCCCGACAATAATAGTCTTTCAATAATTTAAATGATTGTTCTGATAACAGCTTATCTCTTTTAGTTTCGATTTCGATACCTAAGTGCTGCATTATTATTCTCCTTAAAATTAATTTTTGCTCACATAAGATTCCGCCAACGGGAATACTTCTGCAATAACTTTTGCAACCTCTCTTGCGAGCTCCATATGTTCTTTCTGCGTACCATGTCCACTTCGTAATTGAATGAAGTGTATCCAAGAACGTATTGTTCCATTGGCATATAACCGCGAAACTGTGTTACCTTCAGGTAGGACCGCTCGAGCCTGTTCTTTTGCAATACCATTTTCGATAGCCCAACGGTAAGCTTGCTTTACCTGCATGATAACTTTCAGTTGTTCTTCTTCCCACCTTTCATGTAGATAATCACTGTCAGTTTCTACTGAGTTCTGTCTATTCTTAAGATCTTGCAGACGAGCTTCTCTTATAACAAAGTCCAAATCTTCTGTTGGATCTGCATATCGTTGACTGAACTCTTGAAAACTAAAACTACGATGTCTTAAGAACTGTCTTGCTATATCTCTTGTTGTTTCAACTTCTAAACATGCACTTACCATTTCAAACGGTGACCAATGAGCATGCTTTGCTAAGTAACGCAACAGCTTCTCGCTCGTCTCTGAGTTAAATTGGTTTGTGGGATTACTTACTCGTGCGCAGAATGCTATTAGGTCTTCCGCATCGGTAAGACCTTCATCTAATATCTCTTCTGCTGGTTGTGAGTAACTTACTAAACGCACTTTCATTATGTTTTTCTCCATTCCATAAATTTCAATTTTGCTTCCAGTCCTTTGTAAACATTATCTCGTATAACACCCTGAACATCTGTTAAACCATTCAGGTACATCTCGTTGATATCTTTACCGGGCACATTAGAGGGCCATATAACGATCTTATAGCCTTGATCAATTACCTTCGCCATCCTTTTATGTATTTCCAGATTACGCGGCTCAGCGTCGAATACAAAGACTGCATTGTCGGCTGCACGCCTCAGTGCTTTGGTACTACCTTCCGCACCGTTCATGGCCACTGAGTTTTTCACGAAGAAACTATCAATGGCACCTTCTACTACGTAATATTGACGATTGAAATCAACAGTATCCAATCCGAAGATCTTAGGGCGATCATCGAACATGATAGTGATGTATCGTATACCCTTAGGATCAAACCCACGAGCTGATACACCAAAAACCTTCTTGTGTTCGTCTAAGAAGGGAATTACTAATCGAGGTTCGTCTTTATCTACCTTTTCGAATTTATTTGGGACGATACTGTTGATCCATCCTTTGAACTTTGGCGTGTAGTAAAGACGATAGTGGTGATTCGCTGGAATCTTCCTCTTTTCTATATAGGCTTTTACGGGATGATTCCATGCCAATTGTGAAACTTTTTTGATACTTTTTAAAGGATTTTTTTCGAACCTCGGAGCTTCAAACTTAGTTGTCTCGAGGATAGGTTTCGTATTAGCATCTGGCTTTTTAAGGAACTTATCAGCAACCCAGTCATTGTACATCATAGGATCTTGACTCTTAAGGAAGTAAGAGAAAGACATAGATGCACCACAGTTATGACAGTAGTATTGGAACTGACTGTCACGTTCAAGTAACCAACCACGAGCTTTAGAGCGAGACTTTTTACTGTCACCACAGATAGGGCAACGGAAGTTAATCTTATATGGATTGGTGTTACGTATCTTAAAGTTATCTAGCCGGCCGGCCAGTTGCTGAGCATATTGCAGGTCTACAAATTCTAACATAATATAAAGAACACTATTGTTTAAGTTGGTAAGAGGATTATAACAGGTCTAGGTGCAAATGTCAACCAATAAATGACATTAAATCAAATTCAGAAGCCATAGTGAGCACGAAAGCAACCGTAGCAGCCATACCTAGTATCCACCACTTCCCATTTTCAATCCCCCTCAAGCGGCTCTCCTGATCTTCAGTGGCAGCCTTGAGTTCATTCATACGTAGGTCGAGATTACCGTTGAGCTTACTCAGAGCATCCATAATTTCTTTATTACGTTCGGATCGGTTCAGAGCGGATTGATCGGATAATCTCTTATGATCATCTTTAGAAGCACTGCGATATTCTTCGAGGCGTTTGTGAAGTACTTTGGTACGAGCAATGTCTTCTTGCTTATGCTCTTCGATATTTTCTTTAATGTCTGTCAGTTGAGCGTCAAAGTGTTCGATGATTTGTTGCTGAACGGCAACGCCCTTGGCCATATCTGACATTTCTGTCATAACCGTATCGACTTTATCGAAAAAACGCTCGATTGTTTTGATGTCTTTCTTTATAAGAGCGACATCTGTCTTTAGATCATCTTGATCTGACATGAATACAATTCTCCAGTGGAATTATTATTATATCACCGAATCATGCTATTGTCAACTATTTATTTGAAGGGGCTACTTTGATTCAGCCTTTGACTCGTTCTGGTCAACTATTTCTTCTGGCTTTTTCTTAGTAGTAACTTCGCGGTAGTATACGATCACCTCTCCGAGTTCACGTATGTACCTACGAAGCTCTTGAACGTTACCAGACATAAGTTCATAATCTTTAATTGTAGATGCAATGAAGAGGACATCTCCACCTGTTGCAATCTTAATATCATCGATAAACTTATCTAAGTAAGTGTAGTCTTCAGGCTGGTTGGGATTTTCTTTCTCTTCTTGAGAACAAATCTTAGGCCGGCGGGTTTTAGGAGTACCGTCTTCTGTGAGTTCAGGCTCACCTGCCTCATTGAGTCTTGGTACTTTTTTACAAAGGTTTGCCACTCGTGCTTCTGACACGACATACCATTGTGGGGAGTCTAGCTTTAAAGGAGATGGCATTGTAGGTTGAATGATTTCAATCTCTACTGGTTTAGCAATAATCTCAATAGGCTTTTCAGGCTGGGCACCTACACCCCATCGACCTAGTACTGAACAACCACTAATTAGGCTGATCGTCACCAATAGCAGCAATGTTCTTGCTATCATTCTCTATCTCCTCAAAAATCTTTTTAGTTGCGCTGTTAGTGCGATTCGTAATCAACCCAGGCTTAGCTAACGCAAGCTTGTCAAGATTATGACGGGCAAAGATCGACATATAACGATCTTTCTCAGCATTAATCTCTCGGTTTTTAGACTGGAGGTTGGTTAGCGCTTTTGCCTGTAGCTCAAAGGATTCTCTAACAGCAGCCATTGCAGCTTTTTGTTCTTCAACCGCTCCTTCAAGTTGTACCACATTTCCTTTCAATACAGCGTTATTAGCTTCGAGTATTTGATTTTGTTGATAGAACCAACCTGCAGCTCCACCTAGCGCTAGTATAATTACAAAAAAGATCTGGTACATTATTCTTCCTCAACGCGATAATTTAAGCCGGCATTAGCTCTTACATTAACACTCTTTTTGTCGGCTGTTATAAAATTAAGCTCTTTCCAAGTTTGCTTCAGAATCTTAGGTACACCTTCGTATACTATATCATCTGAATTACCAAACTTAGAATCATAAGACACAGTAATCTTAAACGTGGGCTTGGTGGTCCACCACTTCCATAACCAATGTAAACCTTTAAACGGGGATGCAAGTACTAATACAAGCCCCGTCCAAAGTTTACGACCGAATGATTTCACCCACGGGTACAGCGGTTTCATTGTGAATATTAACCGCCACAGTTAGATGCGTATAGACCTTCTGCCTTAGCGCCAGTACAACCGTACTTCTCTTTAACTGCTTTCAGTACTTCAGCTTTAGAAGCACCTTTACCGTGCATAGCTTTCATTTCTTTGGCAACTTCTTCGTCGTCATCGCCATCATCAGAATCGTCGTCTTCAGACTCGTCTTCGTCATCTTCGTCGTCGTCTTCTTGTACTTTAGCTTCCATCATATCACGATACTTCTCTTCAAGAGCGGTACGGATACGTGCACTCATCTCCTCGTCAAAAGCTTCCTTGAGCTTCAGAGGATTGTTGTCGATCGCCTCAGCGATGATTTTTTCAATAGACATTTCTATTCTCCTTGGTGGAATTTATAACTAGTTTGTTATTTATATAGCTTCCAGTCTCGCCATTAGACGCTCAGCGCGATTACCAACCTGGCGGAACCAAATAGAGTCACGACCTTCTGGTGCAGCACCGGCCCAATCGCCCTCTATCAATTTTGTGTTAAAGTTTTTAAACTTGCTTAAGCGTGGACGTCCAAGATTGAAGAGCATGTTAACCAAGACTTCTTGTACTTCGTCAGGAAAATCTTCCCAGGAGTCGCCGTATAAAACAACACACTCGCTAATGGCGATATTGAGGTCTCGATCAAAGCATTCTCGTACTCGTTCTTCGTCGACAGGAGTTCCAACTGATTGTCCGTGCTCACGATCTTCTTCAAGGACCAAGTGCCCGACTCCGAAGGTTGCATATCCAAGATGATCTTCGTAGATTTCATATACTACACCTTCATCTATTTTAAGTTGTTCAAAAACTCTTTCTTTACTTTCAGGGTTCATTTCGTATCCTTGATCAGATCTTTAAATTGTTTCTTTTTGCGACGAGTCATTGCAAGCTTAGGCTGATGCTTTACACTTCGCCCAGGCTCACCTTGATCGCCAACACCCAATCCTGCAATAGCACCACTACCCACACTCATAGTTGGTTCTTCTTCTATTGCCTTTTCAAATAGAATCGAGTACTCTTCCTCGAATGCTTGTAAACGTAATTCAAGTTCAGAATCATCAAGATCTGAACTTTCGTTAAGCATGCCCGCTTCTTCCATACGAGCTTCTTCTTTGACTAACCACAATGCGGCTGCATATGTTCCTAGGCGAGTAGCACCACCCGGAAGTTTAGCAAGTAGTTTCTTAATGTTAAGTATTAACTTATCGAATATACCAAATGCATCACGCTGGGCTTTCTTAACGAAGTCCTTACGCTTGATAAGAATGTTGCCGTCCTTATCTATGATATCCAGCTTATACGCCTCCCACTGATCAAAAGGCGTGACAAGCCTTCTGATGAATGAGTAAACTAAAAATAGGTCTACTACCATTTAAATTTCCTTTAGTCTAGTGACGATAGCTGAATCGGAATCAATACTATTTGCATTAATCATGATATCATCAAACGCTACAACTTGTGGCATAAAGTTAAGATATTCCACAAATGGCTTTAAGTATTGGTGATACTCATGCAATCTCATAAACAACATATTAGTAGCTTGAGAGCCAAATACATTGTAAAGAACTATGAGATGATTAAGAATAAGCCTTTCTTTTAAATCGTCATCTAATCGATATCGACTGAAAAGTTTTCGAAGATATTGAAAGCGTTTCATATCTTCTTCAAATTCTGTCATCTCAGTGCACTGTGGATTATCATAGTGCTTCATCGCATATAGTACAAAAGTTGATTCCGTCAATTTCATAATGTAGTTAAGTTAACTAATCCTTAGTCAGCTACGATATTATCTTCATCGGCTGTATCACCAGTTACACCTAAGTCACCAGCAGCAACTGCAGTTACCTTCATAGGTACCAAACACTCTGCAAAGTGACGACCGTTTGCTGTGTGATATAACCACCAGCCTGGACCTGTAAGACCCTTAGCACGGTTACCAGCAACAGCTGCTTCGGTCAAGTCGACGAATACGGCATTATCCATATCGTGAGACTTGTTTGTATTAGCAGCAGCGGTTTCCAACCACTTAGGCGCGTCGGCCAACGTGTCAGTCTTTCCCCATAGTGCCATTTCTATTCTCCTTGGTTTTTATTATTATTTTTAATAACAGAAATTATTTCAACTGTGCAAATAGCAAGTCAACAAGCTCATCTTTCTTTTTGCGCTTGTCGAGCTCAAGACCAACTTTCCGACCTTCTTCTTCGAGTTGAGTCTTGGTTAATTTTTTCAAAGAAGCTTTAGTTACCTTTGCTTCTTTCTTTGGTGCCGGTTTAGCTTTTGGCTTTTTTGCTTTTGGCTTAGGTGCCGGCGTAGGTTCTACCACTTCTACCACTTCACCTGGCTTGTCAGTCTTAAAAAGACCTAAAATCCAATCTAATAAAAACATAATTTACTCCTAGTATATATTATTTAGCTTCTTCAACTTCTTCGTGAATGCCAACCTCTTTCTTTGAGAGCTTGGTGAGAATATTCAAAATCTGTGCAGGTCGAGTTCCAGCAGACATCAGTGCTTGGTTAATATCACCCCACTGATAGAGCTCTTTATCGCCTCTTTTATTATACTTACCGGGTGCCTCAGAGAGATCTTCCGGTGACTCAGAAATGAATGTGGTGAAGTTTTTCATTTTTTGCCCCGTGTATATTATTCAGCTTCTTCTTTCTTCATCGCTTTCTTAATAGCTTTGCGACGTTTATGTAGATACTCATCGGAAGAATCGACATCGCCATCGTTATCAATGTCAGCGTCAGCCTTTCCTACAGGATCCATTTTCTTTTCTTCCAGTCTAGCAGCGATTGCTTCATCTAACTTAGACTCGATTATTTCTTTAAAGGACATGTCTGTCTCCTAGTATACTTTAAACTATTTATTTATTGGAGTAATCCGAATCTTAAGATCGTTTACTCCTTTAATTAATCTGTGGTACTCGCCTTCTCTTATTGTAAACCCTACTCCTGGCGCTAATAAAAAAGGTAGAGAGCCTTCTGGTTGGAGTCTCCATCCATCACCTTCAAGCACTTCGATTATGCGATCTTCGTTATCCCTGTGCCACACATACTCACTATCATCTTTTGTTACATCAAAGATACGAACATCATCGATATCCGTATAAGGCATATTAAATCAAACCAGATATCATCTTAAGCGCATCAATCGCTTTTTGAGCATATATCTTGTTTTGTTCGCGGGCAAGGTCAGCTTCAACACCTTTCATTTCAAGTAAATCTTCTACGAGTTCTTCATACTCGCCCAACGAAAGATTACCACTATCAAATAATTCCTTGAGCTCACGTACAGCAATTTCTGTTTGAGCATGCCATAATGTTAATTCTTCGAGTTGCTTAACATCTTCAATCAGTGTTTCTGACATTATTTTCTTCCTCCGAATACTTCAAGTGACTGAGTCGTCACTTTATGTATGTTTTGTCTTTTAAGCCTACAATATGCATCACTAGGATTTTCCCTAGCAACCAGCTCATCAGTTAGCGAATTTAGTTTTTGATATATGGTCGTAATGTTATCATTTAAACGGTATTTAGAATATGTATACAACCAATGAGTTCTATAATCCATTTGACTAAGAATTGGTTTCATGCACCACAGTCCGTCTTCACCCATTGCTGATATTACATTGAGTTCTACGAGTTTACCGTACTCAACATTATCAAAGTCACTTGGTATAAACTTACCAATAGATGAACACCCTGATAGTACAAATATGCATAATGCTAAACTTACTATATTTTTCATGTTCATGATATTACTGCCCTGATATAATCGGAATGGACTATGACAGCGTCTTGTCCATTAATTCTGACTGGCATTGATTTATCCCATTGGAGATATACCGTATCGCTTTGTTCGAGCCAAGTTACTTCTGGCCCTTTAGCAATTACCACACCAGGTTCTGATGCTGTTGCTTTAACTTCAGATGATAATATAATACCACCCTCTGTTTTTGTTTCTTTTGGTGCAGCTGCTACTAACACATTGTCACCTATCATTTTGATACTCATATTTTTCGTCTCGTTATCGCAGAGAATAGTCCGCCTGTGCTTTCACTACGTTGTTCTTCAATTTCCATATTCATTACTTGTTTCTCATCAATAAGAGGTTTAGCGGGTTTCTCTCGTTCACGTTTAAATGCTGCTGTACTCACAATTAAGAGCATAATAGCAAGAGGATCAAATACAAATATGATTGTTAATATAATCCAACGAACTGCATTATCATAATAAGATTCTGCGTCGTCACCATATATCATGTCCGCTATATATTTGACAGGCCCAAGTTCTGCTTCTTGGTCTAATTGCTGTCTTAATATTGGCATCTTCTTTTCGTTCAATTCTACGATATCGTCTACTAATAAATCAATACTAGCATTAATTTCGTTACGTTCTGTTGTCTGTACTTTATTAACATAGTTACGATCTTTCGGTTGACTTGTCTGTAAGACATAATCTAAACTCTCTAATCGTCCTGTGAGATTATCTAATTGTAATTGCTTACCATCTAATCTCTTATCTAAAATACTTGCTTCAAGGCTAAAACTATCACCAGTAATTGAAGCATCAATATGCGCTTTACTGAGATAACCAAATATTCCCATACTCGTTATAAGCATGAGAATAATAACTGCACCAGTAAAATAAGCACGTACTAAATTATTAATACGATCCCATTCGTAGTGTAGCCAAGCAGCTGAAACGATTTTACCAAATTCAAGTACAGTTGCCATAAAGGCGATACTCAAAGCAGCACCACTAAAGATTGTCATTAAACCGACAATACTAAAGTAGGCAGCTGTTGTTGCCAAAGTGAGCGATGTGAATAAGGTTAGCCATTTCATAATATTATTTATTAATTATAGCGAATAGTTGTAGTTGACTTTACTGTGGTTCTCTTCATCTTCTCTCACTTTCATAAGCATAGTTAATAAGGTAGCATCATAATCTAATCCATAATAATCAATTGCAATTTGAGGTGCAGGAGTATTTGGTATTTTACCTTCGTTAACTAAATCAATATAACGGCCATACGATCGTACAGCTTCTTCTTCAAAGTAATGTACCATACGATGAGCAGTCTTAGGAAAGAAAACATACATAAAGAAATAAAAGTTCCAAAATATTCCTTGAGCGAATAATATCAATAACCTTTCAAACCAGTTTGGTTTAGCTATCTCAATAAAGAACATGAGATGCATACGTTCGTTTTCTGCCTCTTCTAATAACTCTCGGATCATAGGCCCATAACCTGTTTTCATTTGGCGTAAGCTTTTGAGATGGATCCACATACCAGCTACCATACCAGGTACTCCAGCGATCGTCTCAAGTACTACTGCTCTATGCCCATATCTTTCGACAAAAAATGTATCAGCAAAGAACCTAAAAAATTTAGTCATTGATTTTGCTATAATATCTTTCATTGTATTTTCTCAAACGTGTCGAGCAAAGCTTCGACTAACTCATACATCATTGTAGTTGTATGAATGGGGGTGGGTGTAATTCTTAGACGTTCTGTACCTTTATCAACAGTAGGATAGTTAATTGGCTGAATATAGATACCGTGTTCGTTTAACAGATAATCGGACATTGCTTTACAGCGTTTAGAATCTCCAACCATTACGGGAATGATATGAGTACAAGCTTCTGGATGTATTTCTAAACCAGCTTCAAGTATCATATCTTTAATAATTTGACTATTTCGTTGGTGCTTCTCACGTTCCTCTTGGCTGTCTTGTAAGTATCGTATAGATGCAATACTACCTGCACACATTACAGGACTTAATGACGTTGTAAAAATGAATCCACTAGCGACTGAACGTATAGCATCGAGAACAATATCGTTCCCAGCAATATAACCACCGTGACCACCAAAAGCTTTTCCCAACGTTCCATTTATAATATCCACCCTGTCTGATAATCCTAATTTTTCACAGTAACCTGCACCAGTATCTCCATATAAACCAACTGCATGAACTTCATCAATATAAGTCATTGCACCATACTCATCTGCTAAATCACAAACTTCTTCAATAGGTGCAACGTCACCATCCATACTATAAACACTTTCAAATACAATACATGGTACATAACCAGCTTCAACTGTAACCTGTAAACATTCTTCAAGTGATTCCATATTGTTATGTTCAAATACATGTTTATGAGCACGACTGTGTTTGATACCCATAATCAAAGAAGCATGGTTCTTATTATCTGAAATAAAACAAATGTTTGGAATGATACGTGCAAGAGCGATCATGCTCCATTCGTTAGCTACGTATGCTGAAGTGAATAGTAATCCAGATGGTTTATCATGTAATTTTGATATTACTTTTTCAAGAGTAACATGGTAATGAGAAGTACCACCAATATTACGTGTACCTCCACTACCTGAACCTGTCTTTTCTAATGCGGTTTTCATGGCATCAATCACATATGAATTCTGACCCATGCCAAGGTAGTCATTAGAACACCAGCTGATTATTGTTTTTGGTGCGTATTTAGAATACCATGTAGCACGAGGGAACTTACCGCGCTCTCTAACTATATCGTTAAAGACACGATAGTTTCCCTCGTCCTTGAGATTATCTAAAACATTTACAAATGGTACTAAATCAATCATTTTTCTTACTCAATTATGCGGTGTAAGCGTCGTCCCATTCTCCTTTCAAACCAGCAACTTCGTATTCTGTTACTCGATTCTCAAAGAAATTTGTATGGTCTGCGCCATTCAATACCCATTCCAACCAAGGAAGTGGATTCTCTTTTACTTTAAAGTTAGGTTTCATACCAAGCTGTAGTAACCTTCTGTCTGTAATATAACGAATATATTGCTTGACTTCAGCTTTATCTAAACCTTCTACTGATCCCATCTCATACGCAAGTTCAATAAACTTATCTTCAAGATCAACAATGTCTTTTGACATTTCGTAAATCTCTTTTTTGAACTCGTTATCAACTACACGACTATGCTCTTTTACAAATGCTTTAAAGAGTTTTGAGTTAC